TTCTTCATGAATTCTGTTCAATGTACAGAGACTCTAAGATCACAGCTGAAGTCGTTGGTCTGTTAGGTGATACAGCGTCACTGTTCACAGGTTTTGTCTGGCCTGAAGACGATGATGAGGACATTGATTATGTCCCTCGTCGTCGTGTCCAGATGGATCGTGGTGACAGTGGCCTTGTTCCTCCCCCTCGGATCGATGATGATGAGCCAGCAACTGAAAGCGTTGGCAGTTCCTCTGCCTCCGCCGTGCAGTATGCGGGCCGAACTGAGAGAGTAGGTCGATTGCATGAGCAGATGGCTGAATTAACGTCTTCTCCGCAAGGTAGCGTGCAACTGCAAGCTATCGAGCGTGAGTATAACAAAGGCGTTAGACAATTGGCGAGCCCATTAGCTGGGATTGGGTACGAGCCTGCGATGGAGCGAGGAGCGTCATTTCGGCGTTCTATCGGTAGATTCTTTGGCGCCATTTTCGGATGGCCAAAGAGGGTCTATTCTAAGTGGTATGAGGCATCATTATCTGCAAAGGTACTGTCGATCTTATCCATTGGCGCCGTTGCGGCGGGTTTGTATTATGTTGTGAGAAGCAAGCCAACTCGTCGCTTCTTTAGGACACAGACCGGTCGTAGAATCGAGTCATTTGAGGTTAGTGAAGTTGAATTCGAAGATGATGAGACTGCAAGTAAGAGTGTTGGTAAAACGCTCGAATCTGGAGTCTTATACGAAGGAGACGATGCTTCAGATGTTAGCTACGGCTGGGTCGTTGAGGGAGAAGGAGCGAACAAACGCAGTGGTAAGCAATACAAACGCACTGTGTATCGACGCGTTGCCGCACGTAGTCATGGTAAAGGTAGAGACGATCATTCAACATTGACCAGTCCCACCTCCACTACCGGGTCAACCTCTGATAGCAATGTCACTGGTATGGATTCAGCTACTGGCAAACGCAGGAGATACGATGATGAGGAAGAGTATCGTGGTATGACATCACAACAAGCTGCCGATAAGGCGCGTGAAAATCGCGCAAATCGTCCAGCCCCTATTGTGGGTGGTCGAGCCCAGCGTTCTGCTGAGCAACTTCGACCTGGTCACGCTATACTTAGACCAATCGTTACGTATCCCATTCGATATGCTGATAAGAACAATCAGACCCCTGATGTTCCTGCGTCTGTAGATCGTTGGACCACTGCTGCTGCATTTTTTGACCGCATTGAAGTACCGCGTCATGGCCCTGCTGGTGCCGTCAATTGTTATATTACAATTGATGGTAAAGAGCATCGTTTGGACGAATTCACTATCATGCGTTCTATGCCGGATATGCTTTGGGCTGTCCCGCCGAAAGGCGCTAAGCTTAAAGTTAATTCTGGTCGCGACTTTCATGCGCCTGTGAAGGGTCGCACCGCGGTGTTGTATTACAATCGTCGTGGTGAGGCTCGTCAATCAGTCGGTGTGGTTGGCGACAAGAAATATCTTGGTGCTAAGAACGAAATTGAGGTGTATGAATTCGACGGCTCAACAGAAGAAGGTGCCTGTGGCGGCGTGTATGTAGATGCTGTTGATGGTGCAGTAATCGGTTTTCACGGTTTAGGATCTCGAGCTAACGCGTTGCCTGAGTTTTATCCTGTCAATGATGCGTTCAAGGCTGAGGCGTCTGGCCAAATCCGTTTACCTGGGTATGATTTCAGGTCGGATAGCCAGTACACTGACACCTACCACGCACATGTTGACGGCTATGGTCCTGCTCCTGCTGACAGAGTGCTTGAATCGACGACACCACCGGCATCTGAAGCACACTCTAGCACTGATATGCAGTGCAAAGTATGCAAGAAGATGAAGCCTAGTGCGTCATTCAGTAAGAACCAGCGTAAAGCAAAGTCTGATGAGAGATCATGCAAAGAATGTGCTGCGAAGAGTGCGCCAATGCACCCAGTAGCTGACGTTAAGAGCATGTCTGACGACGAGCTTAAGGCTGAGCTTGCACGACGTGAGCGAGAAAAGGCGGAGTCAAAAAACGCGAAGGGTGGGCAATAACGCACGTATTGTCCCACTATCCGCGTAATTTAGTGCGAATACAGGCTGGACCGGATCCGTCAAAAGATCTGGGGGAACACATGCCATACCTTGGCAGGGTGCAGCGGTTCTATCGACCGAGTCACCCCGATCACCTTGATCGAGATGTTCATGCTTATATTCACACACGTGGTGAGACGATGGATGACTACCAACACTATCGTGTCGCTGCGTCGACTCTCGAAAATGCAACGATATCCATATCCCGTTATAACCGACCGAGTGATCCGCTCAGTGCTAAGGTCAAGCAGTATTATACTACTGCTGCTGGCTGGATGCAAAGGGTGCTCGCTCCCCATCTGTCAAACAGCGACATGGCAACATATTCGCAGGTCATCGAATGGCTGGCGCCGAAAAAGTCCTCTGGCTACCCTTGGAACCTTGAGTTTCAGTACAAGGAGGATTATTACGGCACCGAGTTTGGTGAATCTTTCTGGGCTAAATATTGGGAAAAACTCGCTACAGACGATTACATTCGTTCATTGGCTGCTATTGTAGTCAAGAAAGAAGTACGCTCTAGTGAGAAGCTTGATAGAGGTTCGGTCAGAACAATATCCGCGATGGACGTCAATCACACGATAGCCATCCTGATGTTTTGTTTGCTTATGTTCCAACGTCTGATTTAT